GGGCTCTCGCTGGTCAGCAGGGTCAAAGGTTCCAGAACGGACATAGGACCGTCACGCGATGTGACGGCCAGCCGATGCCGCGCGATGCGGCTGAGGAGTGAACGACGATGCCCAGTGGTGGACATGCAAGCTCCGGCCCGCCGCCGGACCCGAACTCCCTGAAGTCCGCCAAGCGCGGGCTCACCTACACCGCGCTGCCGGCCGAGGGCTTCGACGGCGAGGTTCCCGAGTTCCCGCTGCCGAAGATCAAGGTCTACGACATCTACTTCGAGGACAAGGTCCGACACAAGGACCTCGACTCGGACGCCACCGATGGCCGCTACGACCGCGAGCTTGAGCTGTGGGCGTGGGCCTGGCGGACACCGCAGGCGAAGGCCTGGTCGAAGGACCCGTGGCGCTGGCACTCCGTGGCGATGTGGGTCCGCACGGCAGTCATCTGCGAGTCCTCCGACGCAACCGCGGCGGACAAGGGCAGCCTGCACCGGTTCGCCGACCAGATCGGCATGACGCCGGCGGGCCTGGTCTACAACGGCTGGAAGATCGCCACCGACGAGCTGGGGGCCAAGCGCGCCGAGAAGGCCCCGGCTCCGGCAACGCCCAGCGCGCGGGACCGGATGAAGGCGCTTCGTGGCGCCGCCGGTCAGTAGACCGTCGCTCGGGCCGCTCAACTGCTGCTGGATCGAGGCGCACTGCGTCATCCCCGACCGAGATGACCGCGGCAAGCCGTTCCGGCTCTACGACGAGCAGCTTTCGTTCTTCGACCGGCACTACGAGCTCAAGCCGACCGCGCAGCTCGGCCAGCTGGCGCCTGCGTTCGTCCATCGGCGCTCACTGTTGGTCCGGCCGCAGAAGTGGGGCAAGGGTCCACTGACGGCGGCGCAGGTCTGCACCGAGGGCGTCGGCCCGGCGCTGTTCGACGGCTGGGCCGTCGGCGGCGAGGCCTACGACTGCCGGGATCACGGCTGCGGCTGCGGATTCGTCTACGAGTACGAGCCGGGCGAGCCGATGGGCCGGGCCTGGGCGACGCCGCTGATCCAGATCACGGCACTGTCCGAGGAGCAGACCGAGAACATCTACGGCGCCCTGCGCCCGATGATCGAGTACGGGCCGCTCGCCGAACTGATCCCGCGCACCGGCGAAGAGTTCATCCGCCTGCCGAACGGCGGCCGGATCGACACGGTCACCTCGTCGGCGCAGTCCCGCCTCGGACAGCGCGTCACGTTTGTGCCGCAGGACGAGGTCGGTCTGTGGAACGCCACCAACAAGATGCTCAAGGTCGCCGATACGCAGTACCGCGGCCTGGCCGGCATGGGTGGCCGCGCGGTACTGACCACGAACGGCTGGGATCCGGCAGAGGCATCGGTGGCGCAGCTGGCGTACGAGTCGCCCGCCCAGGACATCAACCGAGACTTCGTCCAGGCGCCGGCGAACCTGTCCTACGGCAACAAGGTCGAGCGTCGCAGGATCCACCGGATCGTCTACGGCGACTCACTGAAGTCCAAGGGCGGCCACATCGACCTTGACTCGATCGAGGCCGAGGCGGCGGACCTGGCGGCCCGGGACATCGGTCAGGCTCAGCGGTTCTTCGGCAACATGATCGTCTACGGCGCCGGTGGCTACCTCGACGGCGACCTCTGGGACGCCCGAGGTGAGCCGCGCGAGGTTCCGGCCGGCACCGCGGTGGCCGGTGGGTTCGACGGCTCGGACACCGACGACTGGACGGCGCTGCGGCTGCAAACCGAGGACGGTTACCAGTTCACGCCGACCTACGGCCCCGACCGGCGCCCGGCGATCTGGAACCCTGCCGAGTTCGGCGGCCAGGTCCCACGCCTTGAGGTCGCGGCCTGCATCGAGGAGGTCTTCGAGACCTTCCGGGTCGGCCGGCTCTACTACGACCCGCCCGGCTGGAAGACCGAGGGCCAGGACTGGGAAGCGCGCTACGGCGAGAAGGTCGTGCTCCGCTGGGAGACCTACCGGCTCACCCAGATGCACGCCGCGGCCGTCCGGCTCCACACCGACGTCTGCAAGACCGACACCGCGTTCAGGCACGACGGTGACAAGCAGATTGCGGTCATGATCCGCAACACCCGCAAGCTGGCCCGGCCGGGCATGCGGTACGTGCTCGGCAAGCCGTCGCAGGTCCAGAAGATCGACGGCACGATCAGCTCGATCCTCGCCAACGAGGCCGCGGGTGACATCACCGCCGCAGGCCTCTGGCCGAAGCCCCGAGTCCGTCGAAAGATCACCGTCGTCACCCGCTGAGTCGAAGGGAGTGACCGAATGGCCCTCCCCGATAGTGAGCGTGACCTGATCCAGCGGCTGCTCAGCGCCCACGAAGTCGAGAAGCCGCAGCTGCGCGCGCTGAACGACGAGTACGAGCTGCGGTCGCGCCGGGCGTACATGCACCCGGAGATTCAGGCCGAGCTGGGCGAGCGTGTCCAGCAGGTCGTCATCGCCTGGCCGCAGCTGGTCGTCGACTCCCTCGAGGAGCGCCTGGACGTCGAGGGCTTCCGGCTGCCGAAGGGCGACCCGGACGACGAGCTGTGGCGGGTGTGGCAGGAGAACAACTGCGACGAGCAGTCGCAGATGGCCACGGTCGACGCGCTGGCCATGCGCCGGGCCTACATCGCCGTCGGTACCAACGAGGACGACAGCAATACGCCGCTGATCACGTTCGAGTCGCCGCTCGAGGTGTACGCGGACATCAACCCGCGAACCCGGTCGGTGCGGGCCGCGATCCGCAAGTACGGCCACGAGGCTGACGGCGCCCGGCAGGCCGAGTGGTACGTGACGCTCTACGAGCCGAACCGGACCAGCTACTACGACATCACCCGCGAGTGGACGCTGATCGACCGCGACGAGCACGGCCTGGGCGTGACCCCGATCGTGCCGATGGTGAACCGGGCGCGGCTGGCGGACTGGCGCGGCCGGTCCGAGCTGGACCCGATCCTGCCGCTGGCTCGGGCCGCGAACAAGCTGGCCACCGACATGATGGTCGCCGCCGAGTTCATCGCAGTGCCGCTGCGCGGCATCTTCGGCGCGAGCCCCGACGACTTCCAGGACCAGAACGGGAACACCATCAGCCCGATGCAGGCGCTGATGGGCCGGCTACTGACGGTTCCGGACGACGAGAAGGTCATGCGGCAGTTCGAATTCGCCTCGGCGCAGCTGTCGAACTTCCACGACTCGATCAACCAGCTGGCCCGCCTCGTCGCCTCGCTGTCCGGTCTGCCGCCACACTTCCTGGGCCTGGCCACTGACAACCCGCCGTCGGCGGACGCGATCCGCTCGGCAGAGTCCCGGCTGGTGAAGCGGGCCGAACGCAAGCAGCGGGCGTTTGGTGGCGCGTACGAGCAGGCGATGCGAATCTCCCGCAAGCTGGTCGGCGACGACGACCCGAAGTGGCGCCGGCTGGAGACGAACTGGCGCGATGCGTCGACGCCGACGATTGCGCAGACCGCCGACGCCGCGGTGAAGAAGTACACGGCCGGGATCACCACCCTGCGTCAGACGCGCGAGGACCTGCAGTACACCGAGGCGCAGATCGAGCGCATGGAGTCCGACGACGAGAAGGCCGCGGCACGCGACCCGCTGGCCACCGTGGCGCGCGGCCTGGCGGACGGCCTGGCGGAGCCCGCCAGTGTCGACGCCTGAGCAGGTCGCGCAGGCGCACTACCTGGCCCGGTCACGGCTCGTGCGTGACCTGGCCCGCGAGGCCCGGCGGCTGTGGCTGCAGGTCAACCCGTCCGACATCCGCGGCTCGTGGCGCTTCCTTGCGGCCCAGCAGCTGATCGGCCTCACGGGCTGCGGACAGCTACACCGCCGAGGTCCTCGGCGCCCAGGGCGTCGCCGCCGAGCCGGTCGGCTCCGTCGTACCGCGGTCGCTCGCCGGGATCGCGTCGGACGGCCGGAGCCTCGCGACGTTGCTCGAGCAGCCGGCGATCGGGGCGCTCGTCGCCCTATCCGCCGGTGCGACGACGGCCCGGGCCATGGCGACGGGGTACGCGACGCTCGACATGATCGTGCGGACGCAGGTCGCCGACGCGGGCCGCGTTGCCGACCAGGTGGCGATCACGGCGCGCCCGGACGTTGGCGGCTACACCCGCATGGTGGTCGGGCGCACGTGCTCGCGGTGCATCGTCCTGGCCGGCCGGTTCTACCGCTGGAATGCGGGTTTCAAGCGCCATCCGAATGACGACTGCGTGCACATCCCTACACGCGAGGCGATCGCCGGGGACGTGACCCTCGACCCGCGCAAGACCTTCGACTCGATGGGTCGGGCCGAGCAGGACAAGACGTTCACCAAGGCCGGGGCCGAGGCGATTCGCGACGGCGCCGATCCGGCCAAGGTCGTCAATGCCCGCCGCGGCATGCAGACCGCCGCCGATGGCCGGCTCTACACCACCGAGGCCGCCGGCAAGCGTCCGCGGCTGATGCCCGAGGCCGTATTCGCCGAGGCTCGCGGTAATCGAGACGAGGCAATCCGGCTGCTCAAGTTGCACGGATATCTGAGATAGAAGGACCCGGCGGGTGCGTCAACACCCCCGGGTTGTGGCCGACTGGTTGGAGTCGACATGACCGACGCTACACCCTGCCCCGCCTGCGGAAAGCCCGCCGCTCAGCGACAAGCTTCGTGGGGCCCGCGTCCGCGCTACTGCGGCACCAAGGAGTGCAGGAACACCCGGGTGCTCGCTCGTCATCACGAGCGAAAGGCGGAACCGGAATACAAGGCCGCTCGGCGGCGCTCCGGCTCGGCGGCGCATAAGCGCTGGCGTGAGAAGAATGCCGAGTACGACCGCGCGCGTACGGCGAAATGGCGCGCGGAGAATCCCGATGCCCTCGCCGAGCAGTACCGGCGATGGCGCCTCGCGAATGCCGACCTTGTGCGTGCCAAGAACAACCGGCGCCGGGCTCGCCTACTCGAAGCGTTCGTGGCTGACGTCGACCCGCAGGTCATCTGGGTCCGCGACGGCGGCACTTGCCAGCTGTGCGGTAGCCCGATCGACCCGGACCTGCCGTGGCCTCAGCCGATGAGCAAAACCCTCGACCACGTGGTGCCGCTCGCGATGGGCGGCACCCACGAGCCAGTGAACGTCCAGCTGGCTCACGCCCTCTGCAACTGCATCAAGGGCGACCGCATCAGCACGGGACCGGGCGGCGCGACGCCCTCGGTCGAATTCGAGAGGTCGCGATGACCGCACTTCCGCTCCACCCGTACCTGACCCATCCGCGTACCGGCGAGCGGTTGCGCGCGATCGGCTTCACCCGTCGCGGCCCGATCTGGCCGCAGATGGGTGCGAGCCCCGACGATCCGTCAACCGACCCCGCGGCCGATCCACCCGCGGCCGACCCGCCGGCCGACCCGAAGCCCGACGCCGATTCGCTCGGCGATGCAGGCAAGAAGGCGCTGGCCGCCGAGCGCGATGCTCGCAAGGCCGCCGAGAAGGAACTGGCCAAATACCGCAAGGCGGAAGCCGACAAGGCCGACGCCGACAAGTCCGAGGCCGAGAAGCGTGCCGCCGCTGAGCAGCGCGCCGTGGACGCCGAGCTGCGCGCGACGCGCCTCGAGGTCGCCCACGAGAAGGGCCTTACGCCCGCGCAGGCCAAGCGCCTCGTCGGCTCCACCCGCGATGAGCTTGCGGCCGATGCCGACGAGATCCTGCGGGACTTCCCGACGGCCGCAGCCAAGCCGGCGGGCCCGAAACCAGATCCATCGCAAGGCGCCCGGGGCGAGCCCGCGTCGCGACCCACTTCCCTTGGCGCCGCAGTCGCCCGCGCGTACAGCGCTGGCAAGTAGCGCCCGAGCCAGCGGAGAACTCTCATGCCCGTGACCCTTGCCCAGGCGCAGGTCAACACCCTGAACGACATCGACTTCGCCGTCATCGACAACCTGCGCCGTTACGGCGGCTGGCTGCTGGACCAGATCGTCTTCGACGACACGTCCACGCCCGGCACCGGCGGCGGCACCCTGACCTACGGCTACACCCGGCTCACCACGGCCGCGCCGGCCGCGTTCCGGGCGCTGAACACCGAGTACGTGCCCGGCCAGGCAACCCGGACCCGGTACACCACGGACCTGAAGCCCCTGGGTGGCGCGTTCACCCTGGACCGGGTGCTGGCGAACCTCGGCCCGGCC